CTGAGGCCATAAAATGACCATGCGCCAAGCCCTACAATCCGGCAATAATTTTCAAGCCATCAAAATAGTTAAACGTATTCCCTCTGGCTGTTCGATTGCCGAAGCCGAGCACGAGGGCTTAATCACAAGCTCAGAAGCCGGACAACTCGCCAGAGCAATTAAAAACTTGCCGCGGCGCTACCGACAGTCAATAAGACTAAATAAATATGAGGTTTGCTTATGAATAGAACCTTGCCCTTACTCGCCAGTTTAACGCTGCTGGCGTGGTTCGCTATCGGGGCAATCATAAAATCACTATCAATAATCATAATAGCGTTGTTAGGAGTTTAGAATGGCAATGGTTGGAGTCAATAACGAAAAAGTAAATAGGTTACTAGAACAAGCTAAACAAGATGGCATAGGCAGCGACCTAACCGATAATATGCTAAACGATATAGAACGTACCCAAAAAGTTTGGAATGTAGCCGAGCCAAACGCCACCAAGTTTCTACAGCGCTTTATGGCTGAAATTGATGAAGTCGAAAATTCCGCTGGGTTTGGCGAGGTAATGTTTAAGATGGTCGGGGAACTTAAAACCTTTGGTCTATCAATGGCGCTACTAAATGAAATAGTAAAGTTTACTGAGCAACTGGACACAATTTTACGTAAGCGCAAGTCATTTTTGGGTAAAGCCAAAAATGGCGACCAAGCGAAAGCCGAAATGATACGCCAAGTCTATATCGCGGCTATCCTTGCAGAGCTAATCCAGCAGCTTAAGGCCGAACTTTGAGAGCGATACGCAACCTTAAAGCCGGCGAAAGGGTCGTTGTAACTGACGACCCTGTTATCACCCTTAGATGGCCAACCTGGACACCTCACCATGAAGCCCTTAAAGGTTCAACCCTCACAGTGGAGTCCGTAGAACGTAACTATGTAATGCTTAATACTCCGCGTGGCTCGATGGGATTTTCAAAGCGCTGGCTATCTAGGCCGGTTGTTGATAAATCAAAAAAATCAACTGGCAGGATACCAACAAAGGTTAAAAAGAGCAACTTACCTAAAATCGGTATTCATACCATCTTAGGCCAGCCAAAAGCTAAAAAACATCTTGGGGTGGCTATCAAGCACAATCTACCAGTTTTGCTTGTCGGCGATACCGGCACCGGTAAAACCACTATAATCAAGGATATTGCTGACGGCCGCAAGCAAACTGTTCTTCGTTTTAGTATTACTGGTGAAACCACAGTGGACGAGTTTGTCGGTAAATACGTCTTAGAGGCCGGAGAAACCAAGTGGCAAGATGGCATATTACTTTACGCCATGAAAGCCGGACACTGGTTGGTGGTTGATGAGGTAAATGTCGCCTTACCGGAAATCCTGTTTGTTCTACATAGCTTGCTTGATGATGATAAACAGGTACTTGTTACTCAACACGATGGCGAAATCATCAAGCCACACGCCGAATTTAGGTTCTTTGGTACAATGAACCCTGTTGACGAGTACGCCGGAACTAAAGACTTGAACAAGGCGTTCAAGTCCCGTTTTGGTATGATTTTGGAGTTGAAATACCCACCGGCTAAAATCGAGCGCCAGATTGTCGAGTTGAAAGGCGAGACCACGCCAGAGATGGCGGCTTTACTGGTTGATATCGGCCTGGCTATTCGCAAAGCCAAAGCCAATGACGAGGTATTTTTCACTTGCTCAACTCGCGACCTAATACAGACCGCCAAACTGGTTGAGCCACTAGGCATAGATGACGCGTTGACTGTCGGCATTGTCAACAAAGGTAACGGCGATGAGAAAAAGCTTAGAGAGATAATCGCCAAACTGGTTAGCGGTTATGAGGAAGCTATCGCGGAGAATATCACCCTCAATATCGAAATGGCTATCACGCTTAACAAAGCCAAAGAACAGCTAATCGCTCAACAAAAAGATATTGAGAAAAAAATCAGAGCCGAGATTTTGGCTGAACTCAAAGCCAAGAAAAAAGGAACTACAAAAAAGACAACTAAGAAACGCCTCAGTTTGGCTGAAAAGTTAAAACTTTGAGTAAAAAAGTCTTAGTAAATCCTAAAGACGGCGGTTATGTAGTTGTGGAAGATGTATGAGCAGCTTTTTAATCGGCGTTAGAGTCGGCAAGCAACCGTTTTTAGTTAGGTTCGAGAATGGCGAAATAGTCGGTGTTATTCCGATAACCGAACCCCCCACCGAAACTCAAGCTGGCGGTGATAGTGATAGCGAAGTACAAAGCGAAATAGTACAAAGCGAAGTACAAAACGAAATACCGGACTGGATTGACAAAGCCATCAGTCCGAGCGATGGCGAAGATGATGGCAAAGATGGCGGTGGTTGGGGAGCAGGAGTGAACACTGGCGATATTAAAGTCAATAAGCGTTTTTTTGAAACCGACCCTACCAAGCTCGACCCTGTTTTCAAACAGCAGCTCATGTCTGTAATGACCGACAACAAATACGATAGGCACTTAAAGGGACGTAAAAAAGGCAATATTGACCATAAAAGCTTGTGGCGAGTATCCACCGGCGCGACCAATGTTTTCACTCAAAAGCAATCTCGTAAAAATAAGCGTTATAACATCGTATTACTGATTGATGAGTCGGGCAGTATGCATGCAGCAGTTAGCAGCCGATTGGCGACCTACTACCAACTCCGCGAGCACATGCCTAGTGACAAAGCCTCAGATAAGGCCGAACTTCTCCGAAGCCACCAAGCAGCCAGAACAGCCGTTTTTTTAGCCAAGCACCTAGACAATATCAATATCGAACTGGCGATTGTCGGATTTAACCGCTTTATTATGATACATAAAAATTTTGATGAACACCTACCAGACTTAGAGGAGCTTTATGGGATTATTGTCAATAATGTTAGAGGCGGTGGTGGCGCTGAAAATAACGATATAGACGGATTGGCGATGGCTTATAAATTGCTCAGACCGAGGCTCGGCCAACAGAACATAGTAATTATGATTAGTGATGGCCAGCCAGCACCGAGCCGCTTTATAGAGGATATACGACAAGGGCGTTATCGCCATGAGGAGTTACCAGTCCTGACTGACAGCAGCGGTAAAAAACATACTTTTTGGTATGACGAGTCTATAAAACTCACTTCTGTTCAGAGGGGACAAGACCACCATATCAGAGCCTACGTCCACTCTAACCGCCATATCGCTAAAACTTTTGGGATAGGTATTGACTCTAACGCGCGACAAGTGCCGGACAGCATAAGAATAAATGATGGCAGCCAATTACAAGCAGTGGTTGTTGATTATCTTAAAAAGAATATCAAGAGAGGCGTGTAATACTTAGAAAGGAGCGCAAATGACGAAGTTTTTTATTGTTGCAGCCGTTTTGATATGGTTCGCAGCAGGAATAGCGACAGCAGGAATAGCGATAGGAGCAACCATATCGCTATCAGAGAAGCCAGTTGTTGCTAGCTGCCCTGGCAGTAGCACCGGCTTGCAACATACCGAGTATCAGTTACAACCGGCTATCAGTCTTTAATCAGGTGGGGGGTTAATAGTTTAACCCTCTACCTGAGCGTACAAGTTTTGTTGTCGGCTCGGCTTGTACGCTCGAACCTTGTCTACAAGCCGACAATCCACTTTTTTACACCTTAGAGGGAACGCCACGCTATCTGATAGCCTCTAGCGTTACCCTCTTGTGGTGGTTTGGTTAATTGCCAGCACTCCCCAGCATACCATAAAGCCGACTGCTGGCAATCAATCAGACCATCGTTTTACCATTGACTTAACGGGGGTGGGCATGTTATAATTATAGTGTAGAGTGGTAACCGCAAGGGCGGAGAAAATGGTAATCTGCAGTCAAACCCCTCCTAGTTTTTCTTTATTATCACTCTACACCTTGAGAGGAGGGTAGCATTATGCCGGATATAACAAAAAAAAGTGTCTAGCTAACAATCATATAATCTAGAAGCCGATAAAGGAGTAACTATGTCGGCTTTTTTATATTCCGAAATCTTAAACAAAAACCGAACGCCACCAACCAGATTTGGGGCGACCCCAGACCCCGCGAAAAATCAAGCCCACCAGACATCGGAAAGCCACAGACCCCAGACCCCGGCCAATTAAAGTTTTCTGTAGAAGGTATTGACAAGCTTACCTTTAAGGTGTATCATGGAGATAGAAGCAAAGAAAGGAAGCCAATAACAAAGCCAATGTCACACCCAGACCCAACTCGAACTTACGCCGAAGACATTTTATCGCAATGGTCAGAAGATGAACTGGAAAGATTGTGGGAAATGTATGCCGAGCAATGCAAGCAAGCTCACGTTAAAGCTGATATGAGCCAATTCTTAGTATTCCTAGAGGAACGGCTCTAATGGCGTTTAAGCGCGAATGGGGCCGTTTTATACCCGACGGAGCGATAAATGAATCAATTGCCAGCTGGCAAGCCAAACAGCCTGAGAGACAACAGGAGAATGCCTCGCCATCATCTTTATTAGACTGCCCGCGTGTTGTATGGCTGCGAAAGCATAAAGTCCCGCCGACTAATGTCATCGGCTGGGGCAAAAAGCAACGCTTTATGTTAGGCAGAATTACCGAGGACCTTATCGCCTCACAATTGCGAGATGAGGGGATACTTTTATACCACTGGCCAGATAATTTCGAAGGCCAAAGCCAATCGCTATCAATGGGCGAGGGGATAGATAAACTGACCGGGACCCCAGACCTACTGCTGAAGTTAGGAGACAAGGTGGCTATCTCTGACAGTAAAACTTCAAGAAGTGACAGCTTTAACTACGTCCCAATTAAAGACGAAGAAATTTGGCAAGACCCTTACTGGTACAGGCACAAACTACAACTGACGGCCTATTATATGCTGTGCCATGCTAATAAAAGTTGGTTACTACAACAGGGTTTGGAAGCACCGGATATTTGTCATCTATTCAGTTATGCCCTAGACGATGGGATAGTCCGCCGAGAATTAACTTGGACGCCGACTAGAAGGGACATAATTGAAGTCGGGCTATTAGTTCGACGCTGGAACCAGGCTTACATCTCGAAAGAGATGCCAGCCTGTACTTGCGTCGAGGATGGAACTGTCAAGTTCTGCCCGTATTCGATAAAAACAGAGAAATCAAAAGTTGGCACAGAATGCTGCCACGACTCGTTAAAAAATTAAGTAATCGAACGAAAGGAACATAACTATGAATAACGACAAACAATTAATAAGCCTATATATTCAACATCGGAACCAAACAAAAGTGGCTCAGATACTCGGAGTCAACTACTGGGTAGTAGGTAACCGGATTAGGACTCTCCGCAAGAGCGGTGTACAAATCCCTAAATTCCGCCCTACAAGGCTAACCCCTGGGGAAGTCAACCAGCTAAATCGTATGATAGGCGAGTTAGTAACGAGCCAACCGAACGAGGTCCCGCATGGCGCAAGCTCTAGCTAAGAAACCAAGTGCGGAACAGACCATCACAGTCTCCCCGCCGAACATACAGGCAATTCAAGTGAGACTGGTAGGTACAGCGCCTTACATGCAGGCTCGTTTCTCGCAGAAAGCCATGAAAGCCATGATGGCTAAAATGGACGGCAGTGTTAAGAAAGCCAGCAAAGCCAGAGTGGCTCGTAACTTCGAGCAGGATATGAAAGAAGCTACTCACGTCTCTACTGAGGATTGGCCAGGAATCCCGGCAGCTAGTATTCGAGCAGCCTTGATTTCAGCCTGTCGATTAGTTGACTTTAAAATGACACTCGGAAAGTTAAGCTTGTTCGTGCAAGCCGATGGTTTAGATAGGGTTGACGGTAGCCCGTTAATCAAAATCACTGGCAAGATTGAACGCAACGATATGGCGGTTCGTTTGCCTAACGGTTCGTTCGACATTAGAATCAGACCAATGTGGCGTAAGTGGTACGCTGAACCGCGTATCAGTTTTGACGCTGACCAATTTAGCGCCGAAGACGTCCTTAATCTATTAAGACGTGTAGGAATGCAAGTCGGTTTAGGTGAAGGGCGACCAGATAGCCGTAAGTCAACTGGCTTGGGATTCGGCACCTTCGAGGTCCAATCAATCGAAGACAAACCGCCCAAGGTCAGTTAGCTCTTTAAAACTAGGCAGGCTGGACACGCCACGACAGCTTTCGGAGTTACTCGGTTGACACCGCGGGGCTTCACAGGGCAGGCTAGGTTTGGAGTGAACGTGGCTCGACGCGAACATGGCAGGCAGCGCTGGGCATGATAGGACGGGGTACGACCACGCACGAACAAGGCAGGCCAGGCGCAACGTGGTTGGCTGTGCGCGAGACGTCCCGGCACCACGAGGCAACGCAGGTATGGCGCGACGGGTCCCGGTGGAGCACGGCGGAATAAGGCACGGCAGGCGCGTCCACTTAGGGCTAGGAGTGTCACGACCACATGTGGCGTTGCATGGCAGGCAAGGGGAGCCAATGCGAGATTTGACAACGCATGGCCTGGCTAGGCACGGTAGAATCAATTTAAGTAAGGAGAATTTAAATGGCAGAAGAAATTAAACGCAAGGTCGGAAGACCGAGCAAGGTAGAGATATACAAAAGAGAATTAGAAAAGATTTCGGAGTTAGACCCTAATGGGGTTCTACGCCCAGAGTCTCTGGTTGAGGTGGCTAGAGACCCAGCGCACCCATTCCATAATCGCTTTACTTGGACTGACTCAGAAGCAGCCGCCAAATTTCGAATAATCGAAGCAAGGTTGTTAATCACCCAGCTACGGGTAGTACTTTCACCGCTAAAAATCACAGTCCGAGCGTTGACCAGCCTAGATGTTGACCGAACATCGGGCGGTGGCTATCGATGGATGGATGATGTTATGGCTGATTCCAGGCTAAGAGCGAACCTATTAGCCACTGCTCTGCGAGAATTACGCTCAATGGAAAGCAAGTATGCCCATCTACAAGAACTAGCTAACGTCTGGGATTCTTTAGATGAGGTGGAAAGACAGACACAGATACAAGACAGAGTTCGAGTTTAAAGAAAGGAGACACTAAATGGAAAAACGTAAAATACCGACAGAAATGGTCATCGAAAGCGAGGAAAAAGGTAGGATTTCCGTTCACTCTAAAAAAGAGTACGATAACATCACGGCTATTAGTGCCAATCGACATAAAATCCAGGCCCGAAAAATCCTGGATGATATAAATGGCTCTTTTATCCTATGCGGCATCCAGAGGAAGGGTGATGAAATGGAAATCCATAATCTCGCAGCTATTGCAGGGTCGCCAGACGAAACCCTGGAATTAGTCAAAGCACTATCTGAATTAAACAAAAAAGTCACACTAAACGCTATGGAGAACACAATAGAAAACATCAAAGAGACGCTAGAAGAGGAGACAGAAAAAGATGGGCGGGACTAAAGCTGGAGGGCTTAAAGCTGCCGCCAGCAATAAAGCCCGATATGGTGCAAATTTCTATGTCATAATCGGAGGTATGGGCGGACGTGCCGGGCACACTGGCGGCTTTTACGCTAATCGCGACCTGGCCCGAGTTGCTGGTCGTAAGGGCGGCTTAAAGAGCCGACGCGGCCCCTCTAAGAAAGGACGTCAAAATGAGTAGCGGTGAAAAGACCAAACGGACTATGATAAAAAAATACGGTTCGGAAAAAGCCTACCGCCAGCACATGCGTGAAATACGCCAACTTGTCAAACATATCCCAGGCGGAGCTTTTCGCGATAAGAAGTTCGCCAAAGAACAGAGCAAGCGAGCGCTAGAGATAAGGTGGGGCAAAAATGGGTAGTATGACCATAAAATACGCCAGCCCTCTAGGCGAGTATTCGGAGAAATACGGTCAACGCTATTACGGCCAAGCCCATAGTGTAGACATGGACATCTCCTTCAACTTGATGAATCCCGTAAACTTCGAAGATGGCGATGAAATAGAATTTGAAGAAAAAGCCATCAGGGAAAAAGGTCCACAGAGCAAGAACCCGGGCGAGGAATACCTATTTCTCAGAAAAGTTAAAAAAGTCAGCGGTTCGCTAAGTTTACCCTCCATTAAGCCCGCGATTAAAGAGAGCCCACCCTCCGCCGCTGTTCCTGAATACGAAGCTGGGACTAATGCTAGGTGGGCACTCAAACTGTCAGTAGACGCTTTCAAGAGTATCCTTGGGCGCGTCCCTGAAAGCGAGGAAGACCATGAAATGATTTTGGGTTTCGCTAACTGGCTACTTGAAGCATTTAGGGAGCTTAAGAACGGTGGTTCACAGGTTGGTAGCCGTGACGGTTCAACAGTGATTAAAGAGGCAAAATCCCAGCCCGCCACTAACCAGGAGTCTACTGGCCACGTTAAAGCCAAAGCTACGGCTGAAAGGCTACGGAAAAAAGGAGCGACTCAAGAAGAGATGAGCCCCGAGGCAGCTAACGAATTGCTCAACAGTTTAAAGGAGCAATAAATGACGAAGAGTAAACAACTGGATGACTTTGAAGCCGAAGCTGAGAAGATATTTAAGTTTAAGGCAGGTGAAATGACTGGTTTCTTGATAGCCAATCCCCCAGACCTAGAAGATAGACTCCAAGCAACTACCAAAGAAGCTACTCAAGCCCTCCTAGAAGCTCACCACAAAGCAGTAGCGGCAGAATTGGAGGGATTGATAGACAACTTTTCAGGAACGCCGAAAGGTTGGGAAACTAAGGTTATTGTCCCTCGCTGGGTATTAGACCAACGCCTAGAGCAACTAAAAGGAGGTGAATGATGGGTTGTATTGATTGGGAACGAAAGATAAGAGCAGAAAGTTTTGGTTATGACTAACCCCGCCCCAAAGAGGGATGATATAGAGGAGTTGGCTGAAAAGCTACATAAGTGGTATTTGGAAATTGTGGCTCGGTTAAAACCTGCATCTTATAATCCCGAAGCGCAAAAACCATACAATGAACTTACTAGCCAGCAACAAGAAATAGATAGATACATAGCCAGTAAAGTCCTCGCTTACTTTGAAAGCTTAGTGCCGGAGAAAATACCCGACCCAGACAAAGAATATAGCCAACATTATTGTTGGAATAACGCCATAGACCAATTCCATAAGAATGTAAGGAGGTCTGATGGGTAAGAAGCAGTTGGAACTCTTGAGGGCAGCTATTGAAGCCGACATACAGGCAGCACTTTACCGAGCAATAAAACCAGAAAGTATGGAGTTTTGGATAAGAAAGTCTGAAAAACTCTGGCAAGAGTTACTTAAGCCCCCTAAATCTAACCAACGAATGGAGAAGGAGTGATGAACTTAATAATAAATCCGGGTGTAGTAAAAGCGATGAGTAGAACCGTTCGCTAAATAATTTTAAGGAGATAATATGGAAGACAATAAATATGAGGACGTAAAAATCGCAATGATGGTAATCGGGATAATAGTTCTGGCGCTAATCTTACTAGCTGGCTTGTGGGCTGGCACTAAGTCTATCGCTCGCTGGCAGAAACGAGCCGACGCCCAAAACCAAGTAACCCTGAACGAGATACAGATTAGACAGACTGGGCAGCTTGTAGAGGTACAAAAACAGCAAGCCAAAATACGAATTGAGGAAGCCAAGGGTATCGCCGAAAGCCAACGCCTAATCAATAACACCTTAACACCCCTATACCTGCAACACGAAGCCATACAAGCCCAAGAGAGCCAAAGCAACAAGATAATCTATGTACCTTCCGGCAATCAAGGCATACCGCTAGTGCAAACCGTGAATCCCTAATGACCCAAGAGAAAAGTGAATAATAAAGGAACTTAGGGAATGACCAAGATTGACCTGCGAGCTGCTGGCAAGGGCTGGAACAAGAATGGCTATTTAGGTGACGGGTATTACGCTCGTTACACCCTAAGACATTATTGGGCCAACCGCAACCGTTGTACTTGGTGTGGCAAATCGGTAGAGAAGCCCTTGACAGTCCACGCCCCTTGCGCTGAAATCAAGCGAAAGATGCAGAGATGAATACCATTGAAATATGGGCCCCGAGATTCAAAGACGTCTATGGTGAAAAACGCAGCCCAGTGGTGTTAATAGCTCCCTATAAGGTGCAACCAGGCATGAATCGGATAATCTTCACCAAGACTATGACCGATAAGCAACTATTGATGGACGGCGCTAAGATTAAATCCTACCCCATGGAGAGCAATTCCAAAATTGGCTGCTATGCGGTTCCTCTGAAGGATTTTGAAAAAGAAGACATTGGGCAAGAGAGATTATTGTGAGCTATACTCGGAAGGATGAAGCTTGACAAGGCCGACCAGCTTTTCAGCCTATATATACGAACACGCGATAATTGGACCTGCCAACGTTGTGGTAGGGAATTTACGCCTCCCACCCGAGCCCTACACTGTAGCCATTTTCAGGGCAGAGGCAAAGAAAACACCCGCTTCGACCCGCTCAACGCCTGCGCGCTCTGTTATGGTTGTCACCGTTATCTCACCTCCCATCCTGCCGAGCACTATGAATTTCAAATTAAACGGCTCGGGCAAGAAACAGTCGATAAAATAATCCTGGCTTCCCATCTTTATAAAAAGAAAGACCGGAAACTGGAAGTCCTTTATTGGCGGAGACGCTTGACAGAAGAGTTCGGGGTAAAGTAAACTAATGGTATCTATTTGGACTTCGTGAAAGAGACAAATAGTGTTTTACAAAAGAAAAAGGCGCTAGATGTAGCGCCCTGGACTTCGTGTTACTCTTATAGTAACAAATTGAAATCTTTTGTCAAGCCGTAACTTTACAAATTGATAGAAGGCAGTAGTGAGGGGTGGCGGAACAGGTAGACGCAGGACGTGTCGTGAGAATGAACTACGAGGAGCGTTCGTAGACACAGGTTGTGCGATAACCAGAGACCACACCCACGCAATATTTGCGAGCGGGACACGACAACGGTACACGGTTAGTGGTCGCTCTTATGCCGTGCGAAGCTGACGCAACAGCCAGATGCCGTATTCACTCATTCATGCGAGGTGCAAATCCTCGCCCCCTCTCTCATGCTTTCTATCTCTAATCAACTACTCAAACGCTTAAGGCTGGGTGTCACAAAAACTATCGGTAGTACGGGCAACCGTGCGCTGTGCGGAATCAACCGAGCCCAGCCCTCTAAGTAACTCCCTTAGTGGAGTGCCGTGCTCTGCCTAAGTACCCCAACAGAGTGAGTAGTAGAGAGGGGCTTAGGTTGTATCAGATTTGAGTAATCAAGTGACGTTACAGGGGCTAAGCTCCTCGCTCCTGCTCATAGGCAACACGGCTTTTGGTAAGGGTTCTAGGTGAGTAAGGAAACGCGACTGGAAGCGGTAAGCGCAGGTGAAAAAACAAGCTCTCGGAATCCTGTAACGCCCCCAATCCCTAGACCCTTTACCAAGCTTCATTAAAAGTCCCTGATGTTGATGTAAAGCAATAATGAAACAGCTAAAGCCTCATAGCTCCGACCAAAAGGCTAAGGGGGAGGTATTGACAAGTTTTTACGTCTTTGATAAACTGTTATTAAGCACATTAACGTTAAGGGTCATTGGTCGTTTAATAACGGGGTTGCAGCCGTAGGACTACTAGGAGGCGGTGAAAGCCGTGCAAAGCCGGGAGAAGACAGAAGCTTCAGGCCGAGCGCCGATAAAAGCCAGGCAGAGAGCTTGCTCAATGCTACTAGTAAATGCCCGCCCCATAACAATCAACCTCAGTAAGGTGACTAAACATGGACTACTGCAAGCGGGATTCATGCCGGTGGAACAGCTGAAGAGCTGATTCCGGCCCAATGACTTGTTAATTTGCCCAAGCTTAGAAGAAACCTCAGTTCGCTGGGGTTTTTTCATATTGACAATTATCAGGCGTTAATGGTAGAATAGAGTTGTGATTCCTGAAGGTAAATTCCTAAAAAAAGGTTGGGCTAGCCGCGATGAGCAGCGAGAACGTCGTAAGGCTTATCGACAGCGCATCAAAGCTAAATTACGTAGGTTAGCCAGATTAAGGCTTGACTACAATTAGTAGGGGCTTGGTAAAATGGTCGGGTTGCTTTAAATAAGGATAACAATAAGCTAGATTGCAGAAGCGGCAGGCTCTAGCGACTCATTAGTAAGAAACCTGGAACAATTTGGTACTATGAAGACCTGCCTAAGAAAATCAAATCTAAGGTAAAGAAGCCCTTTGAATTGCCGAACTTCCAAGGGATATCAAGGACTGCCCACAAATTTAGTGCTTTGAGCCGCAAGGTTGGGAAGGGCTTGCGTCCGCCGTCCACCAAGTTATATAATAAGATTTGTTCCGGGCTAGCCACCGGCAAGCGTTTAGCGAGCCGAACGGGTAAGCTAAGACCTAAGCGTTTGAATGCGGACAGTTGGCGACTGCTTCCCCGGACCAGAGCCACCAAAGAGACTTTTAGAAGACTCGTGCGGTGGCTCTCTATTTTTTATAAAAGACTAACCAAGCCCCATCTTCCACTCTTCTACTTGATTTTAACAATTATCGGCTTGTTGGTGTGGTTCAGCGTCCAGGTCGGCGCTGAAAGTATCAGGTTAGACAACCCCACCCCCTATAAAGCCCCTGTAAGCCCTCTGAAGCCCCTAGAATCAACGAAGCTGGTGGAGCAGTCTATCTTAGCTGCAATCATCAAACAGCCCAAATGGGGGTCTTGTGGTACGTCAGGCTACTTAGGAGGGCAGTGCGTCTACGGGATTGCCAAGTGGATTTGCGTACCTCAGAATATGGGTAACGCTAACGAGTGGGACGAGTACGCCAGAAGGAATGGGATTACAGTATCAAGCGTACCCAAGATTGGTTCGGTAGCCCAATCTGACGCTGGTCGGTACGGCCATGTAACTCTGGTGCTAAAAGTTGAAGGCGGTAGTGTTTACACACGGGGTATGAACGAGGCCGGGCCGTGGAGTATTAGGGAGAGCTGGTCACCTGTATCGAGTTTTGAGTATATCTATTTCAATTAGGCATATAATGTATTTATTATGCCCCGCAAAGAGAAGCAGAACGTCTTTGACGCTCTTGAACAGGCCAGGGAGGACTGGTTAGAGGCGGATAACCAACTGGACAAAGAACGCCAGATGATAGCTATAGACGCTTTATTAGATGTAGCTACCAAAGCCGGTTACTTGGCGGTTGAGGGTTCGGGCTTGTCTAAAGGTGTTTCGTAAATTAACTCATATTCTCCCCGGCCTTCGGCTATCGTTTCTATTTCCGCCAAATCCAACCCTCTTGTATCGCCGTATAGCCCGACCCTGGTTTTGGCTATTGCCCGATGAAAAGATAGAGTTACTAATTGACCCCTCCGCCGTCGTTCAGTTAGTTCCAAGCGGGCTATCCGGCGGTTCATCAAATCACTAAAGCCCAGTTTGGCTTCCTGCAGAACCAGAAAACGAGCCGCCGTAGCCGCTCGCTCCCTTTCCCCTTCTATACCCTCTAATAGTTCAGGAGGATACTCGGACATTTAGACTTCGTTTTTAGGGCTAAACCAGATGACAACACCGACTATAAGGGCTTCTATAAAAACCCTTAAACCTTCAGCCGAATCCGGTAAAATCTCAATGTCTGCGAACCGTAATCCTGCCAATACAGCCGCCACCACGAACCCAGCGACAGCCTTTTTAGAGGCCAAGATAAAATTCACTACAGTATTCATTATTTAACCTTTCTTAAGACCCTTGCTAATTTGTCCTTATTTCTCCGCAACCAATAGACTATGCGGCGTTCATCGTTGTGCCTATCTCGATAGACCTTTCCTTTATTGTTACTCATAAGCTCATATTACCACAATCTAAATTTTCCTAAAAAGCGGCTCCGTGACTTGGGCGTAATTTCCGCCAGCGGCAGCTAATTGAGCTTCGTATTTCTGTTGCAACTTGGCTATCGCCCAGTTATTCAACCGGCTCCAGGGTCTAGCCGTATAAAAAGCTATATTCTGGGCTGTCGGGGCGCTGCCGGTAACGACCTGAAAAACGTATTTTACTTCTTGCTCTGTCGGCATGATTTCCTCACTTTCATTATATCCTATTCTATCCCCTACTTTTACATTAACTGAACTCAGATGAAAATGCTCGTACCTATAATCATCATCGCTCACCCATCTAACCAAAGTTCCGCCCGAACCTCCTGATGGCCCGGCTTGGATTACTACGCCTGGTGCGTTGAATATGTTTGACGGCTTGAAATAAGTCTGATTATATCGGGGTTCATAATACCCACCTGCAACCTTGCCTAGTTTATACTTGGCCGAATGGAGGTGGTGGCCGGATGTCGTGCCTGTTACCCCTGTTTTTCCAAGTAAAGTTGAGCCGTTATAAACCGTTTGGGGTATAGGATTCTTGGGCTGATTATTTATCCTTGGCATCCGCCTATCATCGCCTAAGTGATAGAGTCCTAAAGAACCGTTCGGGCCGTAATATGTACCGTCTTGCCCCTTAAAGGGGAAGGTTACTGGATATTCGCTGGCTGTCATTTTAATTGGCTAATAATCAAGTAGGTTAATACCGAACCCAAAATAGCTGAGATGGTAGGAGTAATCCAATTTATAAGGGACTTGCGGTTCTCCAGTTTGATAATACTAGCTTTAACATTTAAAATCGTGGCTTCAACTTCCTTCATTCGTAGTTCAAAGATGTCATTTCTAATATAGGAATGGTCAATCTGAGAAGGTAACGCCTCTAGTTTTAGTTCCATATTTTTCTGGTTTTCAGCCAGAGCATCGAGCTTGGCGCTTAATACTTCATTGGTGATAGCGCTCATCTAAGCTACCGTTTCCCAGTAACCTCTTAATACGATAGTCACGCCCGTAGCATCGGCGTTATCTACTGACCAGTCGAAACTCTGGCTTGCGTCCAGCGGAACGGCTATTGTACCAATTCCTGCCGGAGTACCGGTAACGTGTTGCGCTACAAGGGTGGTAGCTGCTTGTGATTCACCACCGCCAGTTTTACGGACATAAATTTGTCTGCTACTACCGACTACCGAACAATGTAATAATGCTGCCGTAGCCGTAGCGCTGGTGTCAGCAGTCATGTCTACCCCCGTCCAGTTGGTATTGCCAGGGTCGGCATTGACTACTGTGACCGCTGGGTCTTTAACAACGAATCTTGAGGGGGCGGTTGCTAGTTTGGCAGCGGTAACTGCTCCAGCTTGTAAATCAGCCGTTTCAATCGTGTTAGCGGGTAGTAATGGAACAGCAGTGAAAGTTGCAACACCGGTCTGGGTAAGACTACCGGCATTGTTTATTGAAGTAGCAGTGATTGCTGAGTGCGTTCCATCTTGGTCGTGTTCGACCTCTAGCCCTTTGCTTATCATGGCAATATGGGTGGCGGTAGCATAATCGGTGACGGTTGCTCCTGAAGCGTGGCTCTGGTTAGTGCCAGACGTCCAGACGACACTATCTATCTGAGTGCTGGCAGTATTAACGGTGCCTGTGAAGGCCTGTTTTTTGTTGGCGTCATCTGGGTCGATTATCATAGCAACGATATCACCATTAGCATACCCGGCGACTGAGTTTAATCCTACGGTGGTAGCGCCCGAACTGACCGGTCCTGAGGTGGTAGTTGTAAAACCATCTTGCGGGCTGGGGAAGTGCGAGGTTACGGATGTAACTGATGTACTCATGTTTGTTTTCCTTTTTTAAATCATATCATATATTACAAGCGCCATGACCTCGGTTTGCCAGACTGGGTTTCAGTACCCCAAGTCTGAAGAGTCCTCAGGGTATATTTGGCGTCAAGTGATGAGGTGGTGATGCCCCATTGAACGGCGTTAAGCTCTTTCTGGACGGTGAAGTAACGTTTAGTCGAACTCTCGGATGTCACTGTGGCGGTCACCGAAGTGTCGTCCCAGAGAGTCGAATCCCATAGGAAAGTATCCCAACCAACGTTAGCCGAGGTAGTAGCCACTGGGGTGATAGTTTTACTGGCGATTGTGGCAAAACCCTTAGACCGCGAGATGCCTATCAACGTCACCAGGATACTGCCTTGAGGTTGAGCGACTTCGACCTCGCCTTCTTCAACGAATTGGAAGTCAAAACGGTCTTTGGTTATCGGGTAAAGACCAGTGGTTAGGGAAGTGGTGAACGCTACGCCGTAATCCCCTAAAATATTAGCCGAGATTTGGCTTAGGCAGGAGTCACCTGGCTTCAGAGCTAGTAATAGGTGCGAGCCTGAAGTATCAGTATAGCGTAGGAATTTTTTAAAGCCCAGGTTGAAGGCCTTGGGTATCCAGGCCTTTCGCTCGGTATCATAAACCGCCGTGTAGTTATTGGTTGAGGAGGTATAAGGTACCGAGAAATAAATCCTAGCATCGAAGTAAGTAGCAGCGATGCTACTTTCAGCCGACGAGGTAATCTGCTTAACCGTTGGGCGGATGTTGGCGCTCATTTCGTCGGTACTTAACAAGTTAAGGAATTGGGCACGACTACCTAGGTTATAGAAAGCCTGCGAGTTATAGAAAAAGTAATCGTTTAAAACATTGATTACTGAAGCTGGGGCTGGGGTACCGCGCGAGCCGGGTAATTTGTAGGCGCTAGGGATTGTTATTGAGATGTCACCGATAGTCAATGTATCTAAGGAGATTTGCAGAATGCAACCTTCGCCATCAGCGCTGTCGCAGAAGACCGTAGCATAAGGCACGCCTTTACCGTCGCGGTAATCAACAACTTTCTTAGGAATGTACTTGCCTCCGCTCTGGAACTCTATATAACCACCGTCGTAGGCGCTGCTGAAACTACCGAAAGGAGCCATCCCCGAGGAGAACCAGACACGATAAATGTGGTCTTGGTCGCGCACGCCATACATTCTCGAGCCGACATTGGTCAGTTCCTCGACCATCGGCCCAGCGGTGGTATTATCAGTCGGGGCAATGATAGATGGGTTGACTGGTTGCGTGCCGTCATCGCGATAGGTCGTGGTGGTCACATCGACTGAATTCAGGTAATAGTAGTTCAAATCGTCTTCACTGATATATATGTCAAAGCGGGTCTGTGAGGCTCCCACGGTAGCAGGCATAGTCACGGTCACGAAGTTGGACGAGTCCCAGACATCACGGGTTCTATCAACTGTTTGGGTCACCTTAGTCGAAGCTGCCGTGAAGCCAATAGTATTAACAGCTGACACTTTATAATAATAGCTTACCGTAGTTCCGCCCAACCCTGTCTTGGCAGCTGTCGGCGCATCCGGGGTGGTCAGAGCGGTGTAGCTAGTCAACGTCGTAGTGCCGTCGTAGCGGACGATATTATCAACACCGGTAGTCATGTAAAGGAAATTGTTGTACTGGTTCATGTTGACATCCGTCCCCGTGGTGTAGAGGGCACCGCTACAGGCATCCCAAGTAGCAGCGTCATCGGTACTACGATAGAACGTTCCGCCAGCCGCCGCTACCAGATGTGTTGCCGAACCAGTATCGAAGATATCAAATCCATCGATAACTCCAAAATCAGCGGTTGATGGGGAGGCCGAAAAGCTCGCCGATGCCGAACTGCTGGCACTGGCTGAAGGGCTTCTTGATAGCGAGGCACTAGCGCTCGGGCTGAGAGAGGTGCTCGGTGATACCGAGGTGCTTGGAGATAGGGAGGCGCTCGGGGATAATGAAGCTGACGGCGATAGGGTGGGCGATGCTGACGCTGAGGGCGATAGACTGGCTGAGGGTGATAGTGAGGCACTGGGTGAGGTTGAAGCCGATGGTGATGTCGAAGTTGACGGCGACAAGGACAGCGACACCGAGGTTGAGGGACTAAGGGAAGCCGATGGACTGAGGGATAAGCTAGCGGAAGCTGACGGGCTGATAGAAGCGGATGGTGATAGGGACGCCGATGGAGACAGTGAGGCAGAAGGCGACATTGACTGGGAAGCTGACGGGCTGAGCGAAGCGCTCGGCGATAGGGAAGCGCTAGGCGATAGGGAATGTGAAGCCGCTGAAGTCCTTCCTGGGTCAGTACCATACCAATCAACTCCCGGGCGCGGCCCAGGATTACCATCTTCGTATAAGAATATGTTCTCAGCGGTTTCAAGGGCGTCTTTAGGCAAACGGGATTTGTCAATCAGCGTTATAACCCCGCGTTTCCAGTTGCTAAGAGTTAAGAACTGTGGTACGGGGAATTTAGTAGGGGTATCGTTAGGAATGTTCAAGGGCATCTTACGCCCCCCAAACCGAACCGCTTCTATCTTGAAGCTTGAACGGGTTAGCCCAAGTACCGCTATTATTCTGTAACTGCATGGTCTTGAGTACGTCCTCAGCGTCCCGCAGAGCAGAGTTATAATAGGGGTTTCTTGAAGCCCGCAGTCGATTGGCTAGGACACGGTGGACGATAAAGTCGGGTTGTGGTATCTCGGCGATATCCGTACCAGTAGTAAATTCTGTGGGGCTTTTATAGTAGTCATACTGAACCCGTTTGCCATTGATGGTCGAAGTTGGAGCTGGGTTGAGGCGTAGCGTATAGCCGTCAGAAGGGTTCCCGAAGAAGAAGGAGTACGTCGAGTTGGTGTCTCGGAATTGGACATCCTCCGGGTTGATTATCGGATAGGTCGCAAGTGTCGTATCATCGGTGTCTATAACTCGGACTGAACCACCGCCCTCGCGAAAGTCATCGGGGCATTCGTAATCGACCTGGTCAGTAACGATGGTCGTCCCCTCGCCAGAATCAACTAGGGTAGTGAATAGCTCTTTCCAGTAAGTGTTGTCATAACGAGCCCAGCGACGGATAGCTTCATTAGCTAGCTCCATAGCAATCGTATACTCGTCGTCAGTTGAGGCAGGCACTTCTGCTTCAGCTCGGTACAGTCGGTAAAAAGCGTTGAAAACATCGTCAAAGGTCATTGTCGTATCCTTCTAGTATCCTGATTGAGGTATAACGGTAAAGGGTCCTGGGAAGGGTAGTACCGACTAAAAGCCTGAGGATTAGAGAGATTATGACTGACAGTCGGCGAGAACCTACCAGGGAGCATACGAAACCCTTGAGTCCGAGGACTCCAATACGTTGAACCAGGTAGTATCTCATACCTCAAACCATTGGGTCGGTTAGTAAAAAACCTAGGTGGGGTAGGAGTCTTACCGCGGATATTGTCTATCGTCAGTGCGGGTCTCGATGGTGGTGAATAGGTCTCGTAGGAACGTGGTGTGAACAATAATCGTCTCTCAGCATCTGTGACCTGTTTTATACCTGGTAGGCTTCGGATTAACTTAAAGATGTCCATTTTTATTTTCCTATTTTCACCTTTATATTATCATACTCTACTCTTAGTCAGAGTCACCTTAGGTTTACTGATTCTGGTGGCTGCCACTCTCGGGGCGTTAGATTTCTGAAACTTGACTGAGGTTGAAGGGGCTGCCCCGCCAGCGGTGCGAGAAACGGCATATCTATATTTAGAAACGACCTTCTTGCCAGAAGAACTATCGGAGTCGCGTGGTAGGAGATTGCCATATTTATCACGGAACTTATTTTTCTTTATGATTCCGGCTTTGACGAGAGCGTCGCCGTAAGCCAAGATTTGTTCAAAGGTCTTTTTACCGTTAGGGATACTGTCGATGTAGTCGTACATTTCTTGGCGGTTGAGCTTCTCACTGTTATAGAGGTCACGATATTCCTTCTTGAACTTCGTGCCGACTTTTAATTTCTGCAAATCTTGTTCGCGGCTCATCCTCTCAGCCGGGTCGGTAATCTTACCGCTTTTATCGTCATTCTCAAATTTAGCAACTGCTAGGTCGTACTCAGCCGAGTCGTGACTTTCGATATACTTTTCTCTAGTCGAGCTGGTCATACGAGCAAACTTGTCAAGAACCTTAGCGCTCTCAGGATTGAGGTCGGGGGCATATAGCCCCGGTTTAGTCAGCCCTTGGTCAATGGAACGTTCTTTGTCATAGAAGTCACGAGCATCCGGGTCGGTTAGAGCTAGTTGTCGTTTCTGCTCGTCTTTGAGACTATTCCAGGCAATCTCTTTGCCGTCAACCGTGACTTTAGCGCCAGATAAAGCGGCTTTTTTGATATCAGCAATTGAAGTTGGTTCAGCTCCCTCTTTAAATCCTACCGCTGGTTTCTTAGAGGGCGTTAGCCTATTAGCAAGAGTCGGTCCGAGTACTGGTACCGTCTTTAGCGCCTGCTTTTCAGCTGGCTTGGCATTACCTCTAGCTCCCTGATAGGCCGAATTGATAGTGTCTAGCACGGTGCTGACGGTGGGACCAAGACTTTTGGTCACAGCTGCTGGAGCAAATCCGGTTCCCGAATTATAAGTAGCAGCATCTTTAATGTTCTGGGCGATGTCCCCAGGAGTACCTATACCACCGATTGCACGAAAGGTTTTAATGACTTTCTCAGCAGTTGTGTCAGAACTATCATCCTTCAGCCGTATCAAGTCCTTAACGTTGTAAATTCCATAACCAACTGGCAGGGCTGCCAATAAACGCATCAATGGCAAAGGGTTACCTCCAGCTAAGGGCTTAAGGACTTGGTTAGCTACAAAACCTGTTTGCTTATACGAGAACGTCTGAAATTGGACAATCAGTTTACCAACGGGCGTAGAAGCCCACCCGGGCAGAGTGTGTTCGGCGACAACGAACTGCGTGATGTCCGATGTCCCGCGACCAGCTTGGGAGAGTTGTTTAGGGGTCAATCTACTACCAATAGGTCCTTCCACTCCCAGCTGTCGGAGGTCTCTCTCAGCACGGGCGGCTAATGGTCCACCACTATTCACGCGTCTAGCTAGACGTTCAGCGTGAAACTTACCGCCAGTCGCCGAGAAGTAACGATTCCATTTCTCGACTGAGTTAAAGAATGGAGCACCAACCTTTGAGCCTCTAGTCACAATACCGCTGGCCTCTCGTAAGTCGTGGATTAACTTATAAGTGAAGGCACCAGTATCGCGCGCATAGGTACGACCAGCTGGTGTCGCCAAATACCCGAGCCCTTTAAGGCTGTCTATATAACCATTTTTTACAACAGCGTTGATTGTCTGGGCCGAGTTAGTGATAGCCCCAAGGCCCAGCTTAGTAGTGACATTGACCCCTCTAATTACATTAGAGACCTTTGTAGCATTTTCGCCATAGCGTACAAGCCCCATAGCTTGCTCAAAGGTTCTCTTGACCTGTTCGGCATTGCCACCACGCTTGGCTATTGAGGCAATTAAATCGTTAGCCACTGGGAGTGTGCCGCTTTTATCCATGCCAAAAACACGGGCTCCAGCAACGTGGTCCGCTGCACCCTGTAAGTATCTTGAAAGGGCATCAGTCGAAGTATCGTACATCTCTGGGGGTAGGTTGTATTTGCGAGAATAACGGAAGCTACCTAGAACATCGCCAGATAAATTAGCCCGACGAACAAAACCCAATATCCTGACCGCATCACCGGCATTCTTGGCTTGTTTAGTATCAACTAGATGTTTAATCGCGGCGTTGTAACCAGAAGAGTTGGGTTTAAGATATTCTCGTTTAAGCATCCTCGGGAAGAAATTCGGTATATTGCCCAGGTCTTCACCTGAGGCTCGCATAAAGTCCCGTCTGATAGTGGACGAAACTGCTTTCCATTCGGCAACTGCTTGGGCAACTTTGGCATTCCGTGGTTGGGTGATACCCTGAACCGCTAAACCGAAATCTTTCTTGTCGCCACCACGCAACTTGGCGACTACCGGCATTGAGCTATACCATTTTTGGGCGAAGTCCCTTGATACTTCGTAACGCTTATTAACTAATTTATCGAGCGTTTTACCTTCGGGTCCGAAGCGTGACAGATAACCAGAAGTTGAAAGAAACGGCTTAGTTATCCCTGCTCCGCGGTCAGCCATTGCCAGAGGGACTGGCGGGGCTTCAGGTGCGGTAGTTTTCATCGTAACTTTAGGTGGTTTGGGCGGTGGAGTTTTAGCGGTTACTTTCGGTCCGGTATGATAAGCTGCTGCCGCTTTGGCTCTGACCTCTTCAGGTATTTTATCGTAAGGGACACCTGCTTGAGGTCGTCTGCCGCGAGCCCATTGTTTCGCATGGGTTAGCTCCTCAACCATTACACTAGGAATTCGTCCTTTAGGGATAGTATCGCTTAAAACGATAAATGGCTGACCCTTAGAATTAGTGCCAAAACTACCCTGGACCTTACCACCCCGTTTACTATCTTTAGCCATTTCCTTAGCGCTTCTAACTACAACCGGCGTATCGATGACATCCTTGTATTGTTTGTGAATTCTTGGGTCGGTTATATGGTCTCCAGCTGTACCGGCCTGACGAACTTTACCTTGGGGAATAGTCTTAGTCGTAACTTTGGGCCTAGTCTTACCTACTTGTGGGGGTTGGGTATTTGGTTTTGAGCGTATATATTCTGTCGTATCTTTTGTGTAGAACTTGGGGCTATCGGGGTTCCAGCCCTCAGCGTTTTGTTTAGCGACTAGCTGGTCGTAATCCACCGGGGATTCAGGATTAATTTTAGGCGGCTTACTCAGTTTACCCCGTGGTCCGCCACCAGTGAACCCGGCTACGAACGCTGGGTCGGCAATCCGTCGGTTGGCTTCCTCAAGGCTCTGCTTTAATCTAGTGCTGGCATTAGTCCTAGCTACAGGGTTCTGGGATATATTAGCAGCAGCTATCCTTGTCCAGTTAGCAAGGATACTATTACTCGGATTCCTAATAAATGGATTTATAAAAAGACTTTCGGCGAGACTGGGATGTTCTGGTGCAGTATTCCAGTTATCTGTCGGCTGTGGTCCATACCTAGGGACGCCGATATTAGGCAAGCGAGGCGGGGCTGTCGTAATGTTCGGTGCTTGGAAGTTATTACCCCGGACGCTTAAATTAGGTAGGGGCTCGTATTTCTTGAGCTTTAGAGCCATCTTGGGCTCCTAAGCTGTACGTTTTCTAGGTAATGTGAATAATGGTAACTCGGAAGGAAATTGTCCGGTGCCTTGGAACTGTGCTGGGACGCTGGTGTCAAAGCTGAAAGCGTTTTCTGGGGCCGTGCCTAGACCGGCTAATCTGAAGGCCTCGGTGCGGCGAGCTTCGCCTGAAGACGGTTGGACTCCGGCGATACCGGCAGATAATTGAGCATCAAGGTCTTGCAACCTCGCCAAAACTTGCTGACGAACCTTCTCTTTTTCAGCTTCGATATTGATTCTATCAGGCATAGAGGCATTAGCCATGGCAGCATCGAGTTCGGCAAAAGACGTGCGGGCATTAGCTACAATCGAGTTCACGGCTTCAAGTTTATTAGCCGCAAAGTCACGTTTCTTGGAGGCCTCGCTGGTAAACAAGTTTTGCTGACTTTGCTCGTTAGCGTTCTGGGCAATTTCGAACTGGTTACCAACTCTTGAACCTTCTCGGCGGCCAATATCACCATAAGCTCGGGCTATAGCTTCAGCGCCACTGGAGACCCCTGCATTACGATTACCGAGCATCACCCCACCGGAGCGAATCCCGCGTCCGACCATATCAAGTATGCCACGCATGCCAGTAATCTTACCGAGGAAATTCTGAGTACCAGTATTATTAAGACCTTGCTGGGCTAGACGAAGCTGGTCAAGATAGTCAAGTATTGAAGTGTTGTATTTATTATAGGTAGAACCAGAAGCTTCACTGGAGGTATCATAAATACCCTCTTTCTGGGTGTTGAAACCAGAGACTAAAGCGTTATAAGCATCCTGCCCGCCCCATTGGGCATAGGGGTCGTCAGTTGCAGCGTCTAGCGTTGCAGTCGAATCCGACGGGTAGCTCATTACATCTGTTGCTGGCTGAAGATTGTAGTCACCGCCTTGCAAATAAATTGGTGAAGTGCTCAGCGTTGAGCCACCAGTTAGCGGGACACCACCTCCGCCAGATTGAAGGTCGTAAGTCCCGTCTTGTAACATTCTTACCCCCTCTAGGCAGCCACTACTGAGCTATTTGCAGTTAGTGGGTACCACATACAAATGTAATCCAAAACACCGCCACCGACTCCGGCGACAGTCACGGTTTGGATAACATCATCGGTAACTATACTTTGGTCAGCGACGGTAGCAGCTTCGACGGTAGAATCGGGGGTAGCGTCGTGCCAGATAAATTTAGAATCGAGTAAGAAAGCACTCGTTGTCGTAATCAAACCAGTTGGATTTGTCGCCGTACCGACGGCAATCTGCCCAGTGTTACCAGCTGAAGGCGAAGCCGAGGCGGAACTTGACGGGCTGAGAGAAGCACTGGGGGACAATGATGCCGAGGGGCTGAGTGAAGCCGATGGTGAGATTGACGGACTTTCGGAAGCCGATGGTGATAAAGAAGCAGAGGGAGAGATTGAAGCCGAGGGGGAGATACTAGCGGATATTGAAGATGAGGGGCTCAAGCTAGCGCTTGGACTGAGGGAGGCGCTGGGAGATAGCGAAGCGCTAGGCGACCCTGACTGGCTAGCAGACGGGGAGAGTGAAGCACTAGGACTAATAGATGGGCTAGCGCTGGAGCTTACTGAACCGCTAGCTGAGGGTGAGCGAGAAGCGCTCGGGGAGACGGACGTTGATGGGGACACAGAGGTTGACGGGCTGAGAGAAGCTGAAGCCGAGGCACTGGGAGAGAGTGAAGCACTCGGAGAAGTAGACGGGGCTGTCAAGGAATTAGTAACGAGTCCTATAATTCTCATCAACACAGCGCCGGTGACAGTGAATAAAGTAGCCGTCCCCACGGCACCAGCACCGGTGTTCCCAGTAAAGGTCATAGTTTTAAGAGCTTGGATAGACCAGTCCGGTGAAGTAACCGGGGCATTATTCAAATTGTTTTGAAAGGCCATTTGTTTGTTTTATCCTTTTGTCTTTAGGTTATCTCAATCATATCATAATCGTCAAGCAATTTTAGTGCGAACTTTCCAAGTAGCTTGTTTGTAAAGGCGTTCGGTGCCGCCGCCAGACCAGTTGACCTGAATATCAGCTTTATACTTACCAGCACTTGGGAAGTCCGTAGCATCGGCTGTATAAGTTATAATCCCCGAAGCTGCCGTGGTGATAACTGCCGCTTTTCCGGCCTGAGTAATGGTACTGCCCCTGGCGATAATAACCGTGGCTGAGTCGGCAGTTGACAAATCAATCGCGTCACCATCTCGGGTGCAGGTGATAACATACGAAGGTGCGGTGTTGTCTTCGACAATTTTGAAGTTTGTAGCCACTTTTTATTTTCCTTTTAGTTATATGGTAGCAGAATTCTTGGGACTATCAATAGTAGTTGAAGTAGTCGGGTTAATAACAGTTGTTACAATCACACCATTACGCAAGGTCAGAGTAGTAATTGGTTGGATAATAGTTTTAGGTGAGGCATCGGTATCTATCTCGACTCCGATAGCTGGTTGGTCGATAGTGGTAGCGTAGGGTGGTGGTGATGGTGACGGACTAGCGGAGGCACTAGCTGAAGCACTCGGCGAAATACTCGGGGAGGCAGAAGCCGAAGGCGAAATAGATGGACTGGCGGAGGCCGAGGGACTGGCTGAAGCCGACACACTAGCACTGGGAGATAATGAGGGGCTCGGGCTGACGGAAGCTGAAACACTGGCAGAGGGTGAAATAGAAGCGCTGGGAGATAGAGAAGCTGAGGCGGAGGCGCTAGGCGATAAACTGGCTGACGGAGAAATAGATGCCGAAGCACTAGCTGAAGGCGACAGAGAAGCACTTGGGCTTATAGAGGCGCTAATGCTAGCGCTGGGCGATAGTGATGCTGAAGGTGATAACGATAGAGACGCCGAAGCACTAGGGCTTAAGGACGCAGAAGGTGAGATACTGGCTGAGACAGACGCCGATGGGGAAACTGAGGCGCTGGGCGATATAGATGGGCTGACACTAGCGCTAGGAGATAGTGAAGCTGACGGCGATAGGGTGGGCGACGCTGACGCTGAGGGCGATAGACTGGCTGAGGGTGATAGTGAGGCTGATGGAGATATCGAAGCTGAAACCGAAGCTGAAGGAGATACAGAGGCAGACGGGCTGATAGAGGGGCTTACAGAGGCAGATGGGGATAAACTAGCAGAGGGTGAAATACTCGCAGAAATACTAGCTGATGGGCTACGGGAGGCTGAGGGGGAAATGCTGGCACTTGGGCTGATACTCGCCGACGGTGATATGGAAGCCGAAATACTCGCCGAAGGGCTAACACTCGCAGAGGGCGAAATGGAAGCACTCACACTGGCGGAGGGCGATACTGAAGCGCTCGGACTCACGCTACCAGAGGGTGACACCGATGCACTGGCGGAAGCAGATGGGGATACGCTGGCGCTCGGTGAGATTGAAGGGCTAGCAGATGCCGAAGGCGACACGCTTGCTGAGGGTGAAATACTAGCGGAAGGTGATACGCTCGCTGATACAGAAGCACTCGGGCTTACGCTTGCGGACGCGGAAGCGCTGGGGGACACACTTGCAGAGGGAGAGATTGAAGCACTAGGTGAAACCGAGGCACTGGGTGAAAGCGAAGCGGAGGGCGAGACCGAAGAACCACCTCCTGCCGGTTTATGGTCTACTAGGAGCCAGAGAGTTGACATGAGTACCCCGGAAGAACTATCGGCAGACTTACGCCAGCCAATCTGGGTAGTATCTAAATCAGCTTTAGTCCAAGCCGTAGTGGAAGCTCCTGGCAGGTCATACAAGGTTAGAAGGTGGTTTTTAGGGGCAGCATTTGCATTGGTCGCGAAAGCACTGCCAACCGTAGGGGTGAACCCCGAGGATTCTTCAACCGTTCCCCCTGAGGATGCTTTTATACGGAGAACTATTGTGTCGGACGTCCCTGCTCCGCTTTCGGCGAACCTAAATCCTAGTTGAACGCAGTTTATGGTGTCGTCAGAAGCCAGAGCAGCCGGAGTATCAGCAACGCCATAGTCGTCGGTATCGCCAACGTCGTCGGTTAGAGAGGAGACAGTAGTAATCCCGTCATCGGGCGTGACTTCATCAACGGATTGATAGTTGGTAGTTGCTCCTAAACCGCCTAAAGCATTGTTGTCCCCCGTAGCATTCGGACGCAAATGGATGATTTCGCCTTCGCCTGGCAAGTCGTTTTGGAAACTGCCAGTTGAATCGTTGACAGCCACATCATCGAAGTACAAGTCGCAGGTGGTAGCAGTAATAGCACCCAGTAATATTCGGTTAGGATTATTATTACCGAGATTGACAAGGGTCCCCGTAGCGAATGAAGTGCCATCTATATAGCCCGTCACAGTTGGTGTGGTAGCGTGGTATTCGTATTTAAGTTCTATCCGGTACCAGGTATCAACCGATAAGGCCGAACTATCACTACCAATTTGGGTGACATTGCCGCTGTCCCATAGCTCAAGGGTGCGGTCAGAGTTTAGTCTAAAACCGGCAACATTGACGGCGGCAGCCGTGTCTCTGATTCTGAAAATATCATCAAGAGCATTGGTGGAAGAGGCAATTCTAAGGTAAAAACGGAGAAACAGATTGTCAGTACCGCCGCCAGAAGCCAGGAAATCATACGCTAAGTTAGCAGTAGCACCAGCCGGATTTACCCTCATGGCGTAAGTGCCGCTACGCACGGTAGTTGTCTGGATGGTGGGAGAATTGGTTAACACCGTCCACTCCATCCCGGCGGTGACGGAGTTTAACTCAAATCCTGAAGACCAAAGTCTAGCCATTTTGTTTTACCTTTTTATTTAAGGACTAGCTACATTATAGCTTGAGATGCTCCCAACTTGGTATTTTATCGACTGTGCTCTGAGTGAAGTTGACGGCAGCGGCCTTATCCCGAAAATCCTTCAAGCTCCATTTGCTATCAGATAGGTTCTGACCATGACCGCGAATATCAATGTTAGGAGACTCTGAGCGCCAAGAATCCATTAGGATGTCGTCAACATAGATGTCTTTAGGAATCGCTGAATTATCACGTGTAGCCACCGATTCCTCGGTATTATGTGCCCCAGGTTCAAATCCCATGGAATTGTTATAGCCGTACTCTTCAACAATGGCGACCCTTTTACGATAGTGGCCTATGAGCAACTCGCGGTTAGCGCACAGCTGTGAAACCTTATAGGCATCCCAGTGGGTCGCTAGCCCATCCTTAGTGCGGACACACCACCAGTTGAAGTTGTAATAAAATCTGTCGTCTCTTGGTGGGGTAAAGTCAAAATGACTGGGGTGGTAGAGCACGTCATGCTCTGTGAAAAAGACATATTTAGCACGACTAGCTTGGAGTGCGGTCAGGATTTGTTTAAACATCATTAAGTAACTGGGCTCGCCCTTTAAACGGATGTTGTGCCCCATATGCGCCATCGGTTTTAGCGTGGCTGATACTATTGGTAGACCCCTATCTTTAGCGATACTTTTAATCTGCTTTTGGACTGGACGGGCGATACTCAATCGCAGGCGATTATCAGTGTAGTAAATAATACCTCTTTCAGTAGCGGGTGGTGGCATAACATGGTCGAACTGTTTGAGCTTGGTTAAATCTTCGTCCTTCCAGCCGTAGACTGGCCAGAACTTTTCCACCAGCCAGGATAACGGGTATACCTGTTTGTCCCACTTGTTCTCGAAGAATATCTGCCTAGCGCGTTTTTTAGCAAAGTTCACGCTCGATTGCTTCTGTTCATAGGGGAAGCTGAAATCTCCCCCCTGGGTACGAAACATATGAGCATACCAGGTCTTACGGTTGCACAGCACCCTACCGCCCGACAGCCAAGTCTTAACAGCTACTTCTATACCTTGCGAGCCCCATGAACCAAACTGTTCGTCGCAGATGCCTAGCTCCCAATACTTGTCTCTGGTTATCATAAAAAAAGACCCCTGTAAGCTCATGGTTTCAACCAGGTCTCCCTGCTGCCGTTTTTTATATTCATTGAAATATTGGAAGTGCGGTTCAGGGTCGAAGCAGTAGGCGGTGGAATTAGGCGATGGCTTGGCAAACCATAACACGTCCCTTTCGGTGGGCTTCCCGCAATCCTTGCACGGTCCTGAAGGCGACTGGTAGCGCCGGTGCCCGTCCGGGCAGACCCAATCAAAGGCATGGAGATTTTTCATTACCGGCACAACCGTCCAATCATCCTGCATGTTCTCCATTAGTATGCGGTCAAAACCCTTGTCAAAGCTACAGTGAGCATCACATTTGGCGATGTATTTAGCGGTTGATAATCGGGCTAATTGATTAGTCATTGCTCGCTGACCGATTGATTGAGGATAACGGACGATTCTAACTCGCTTATCATCAACTATTCCGGGGTCGCTCCATTCTCCGTCTAGCCCGATTAAGATTTCAGTATCGCCCTCAATATTCTCTAGGAGGTTCTCGACTGTCTTGGCCGTGAACATTTCCCTACGGCTTGGAATAAGGATACTGAGTTGTGGCATTTTTATTTTCCTTATATAGTTTTACTATATCAGATGCCCGCCCCCAAAAAGGTATCTCGGTGGCACGAATATTACCCAATGCCTTGCGGGTGCCCAACCCCTCGAACTGCAAGGCGGTCTGGTGCGAGAATATTATATTGGGTGGGTTAATGTAAAAATATTCGGAAGGGTAAGGAGTCGTACCGAGCTGGTTATCATACTTTCCGGGTTCACCGAATATTTCTTTGCGGATTTTAGAATCATCCGACCATAACCGGAACCTTTCTTCTAAGTGATTTATAAACATCTGGCGGTCACAGATAAGGCCAGCCAAGTTCCTTCGGCCTCCGGGAGCTTTATAGCTGAATACCGGCTCTCCCCAGGTAAAGATACTCCAGGCGTTCATGTTATAACCCCAGTGTCCGTCTTTAGGGCGAAATTTGAAGTGCTCTGGGGAATAAAGAACATCGTCCTCACAACAAGCTATATATTTAGTGTGAGCCAGTTTCGCCCCCTGCAATGCTTGGCGATAGATATTGGCCTGGGAACGTTCTGCTAAAGGGTCTTTCTTGATAATAATTATAGGGATATCGCCAAGTGCCTTCAGCAACTGATTCATTGTAGCCACTGCGAACTTGTGGGGTAACTCGTCAGCCGTGTAATAAACAGCGGTTATATCATTGCTATGTATTTTTGCCATAAGGCGTATTTCTCCCTATAAATCTTAAAGTAGGGATGGCTCTCATCGCCCTCCCAGAAATGTTCATTTAGCTCCATGCCAGGAGCTTCGTTCTTGAGATTGGTGAAAACATTGGAGGCTCGTTCGTGGTGGACTCTAGCATATCCAGTGACCGCTGCCCAGCCGTGTTTATCTATCTCGCGTTTACTCTCCACGCCCGTTAGGATGTCATCAAAACGATGGATACCCAACGCCCAGGGAGCGTGGTACATATAAGGCAGCATCTTCCGCTTGAAAGCCAAATTCATAGAGCACATCGGGTAATAGGCACCTTTAGGAATCGGACCTTTATAAAACTCTACCGGTCTGTGGCTCCCCAGAATAAGCTGAGAAGCAGCGTCCCAGTCAGCCACGCCTCGCCAGACACCATGCGATAGGACGACCTCAGCTTCTTCTCTTATTAGATAGGGGAACCCCCTGGTGTAGTTGTCGACTGCGGTGGATATCCAGCTTACAGGAACCATTTTTCTGAGGGCGGTAATATGGTCAGCAATGGGGTCGCCTATCGGTAGAACGTCGTCGTCTAGGGTGACGATATACTCGACTTCTGGTAGGTACCTAGCTATATAGGCAAAGCCAAGGTTCCGGATTCCAGCGTTGAGATTAGACAAACAGTCAGCGTATTCACCCATGACATCCACGGGGGAATAGGGCAAGGTATTTTCGTCAGTCCCTATAACTGTTGGGTATTTGCCATCTAGCACTTTGATAAATTCGGCTTTATGCTTATCGAACAGCGGTTGCCACGCCTCCATGAACTTGGCGAAAATGTCAGCTCGCTCAGGAATAGTGGGTACGGCTACGGCAATTCTGCTCATCGGTGGTGGCTTACCAAACTCATGTACCCTGTTTTATAAAGCGGTTCATCGAATGTCTTAACCTTAAGTCCCCAATTATCGCATAGCCAAGGCAAGGGAATCTGGTCGCAAGTAAAATATCGGCTCTGGTAGTACCACCAGTCCTTCATAAAAGCCTGGACTCTCGGATTATTGCGGTAAGCGAATACTGTGGTAGCGTATAATTTATCGTCCGAATAATGCTTGTCTTTCTGGATTATTCGTAACTGCTCTTTATGAAGACCGTTCTCGTATCTTGAGATGATGTAGTCCTGCCCTCTCTTGGTCCCTACCCGCCGGTGAAGATAGTCGTCTACGTGCCGAACCTCGGCTTCGATGGAATTACGGTGCGGATGTTCGAAAAAGCCGATATCATAACCATCTATTTGTGATAAATACCACGTCGCACAATCTCGTCTTAACAGAGATATACCTCCATCCAACCAAATATAAAAATCATATCCAGGCAACATCTGCCAACCGAAGTATTTAGGGATTCTGTACTGTAACCTTGGGGTCAAACCAGCGATTAACGGAAAATTCTCATCAGTCCAGCGATGAAAAGTAGCGGGGATGTCCTGCTCGACGGGGTCTTTGGGGGTGTCGAAGCCACCCAAGACGCAACTTAAGATGGCTACCTTTTCCATAGCATCCAACTTCTCGGGCGGTCTCTGACTAGCCCTTCGTCTATGGCTTCATTCCCCAGGATGAACAGCTCTATCCCATTTTCATTCGTGAAACGGTGAATGGCGTTCTTGACATCGTGATACAGGGGTGTCCCATCCCGATGGGCACTTCGTACATAGTCGTGTCCAGAGAGGATACCCCTAGGTCGGAGTTTTCGATACCACTCGTTAATATCTTGGGAGACATACGGTTCCTGGTGGTTGGCATCTATGTATACAAAATCCAAGGAACCGTCCGAGAACTGCTGAACAGCGTCCATACTGAAGGCCTTGATGAACTCATAGTTGTCATATCCCTTTAACAGACGGCGGGCTTTTATTTCCAGAGTATCTAGGGTGGATTTTCGGGCATAGTCTCTATACCCGCCGTAGGGTGTCCAGGGGTCTACCCCATAAAGTTCCATTTTAGGATTAGCGTCTAGGATGACCTTAGAAAACCCTCCGGCAGCTACTCCTACTTCCACGCCAACCGTAAATCCCAGCAAGGCCGTGAGCGAGGCCAACTGATTTCTGCCGAAATCTGGTATAACCGTCATCGTCGAAAGTACCAACAAGGTTGACGATTATCGACACTCTGGGTCTTATCCCAAGGGATTATATGCAATGCATAGCCGTGCTCGGCGATATATTCGTTGACGGCTGGAATGACGCCGCCTCTACCAGAAGGGAATTCATAGTAATCGTGGCCCGAAACAATACCACCTTTTCTGACCTTGGGGGTCCAGGCCTCAAGGTCCTCTTTGACATCTTTATAAGTATGCCCAGCGTCGATAAAGACAAAATCTAAAGCTTCAGATTGAAATTGCTGGGCAGCTTCCAAGCTAGTCATCTCCATGACTTCGGCATTATATTCGTTGGTTCGGTCTAGCGCCTCAGCCATGTTACTCCGACGTCGCTCAGAAGCCCAGTTATCTACTAAGTATAGTTTTAACCCTGGGTTGTTCTCGAACATCGTCTGGGCATAAAGTCCCCGATTGACACCAATTTCTGCTCCGACCTTAAAACCCAGCTCGGCGAAATACTTAGCTAGTTCGATACGGTTTAACAAAGCGCTCATAAACCTCCTTCACTTTTAAACGTTCACCTGGGCAATTCATCTCGCAGGGCCAACTCGGTATCAGATTTATCCAATGCAGAAATTCGTCTTTACTGATAATATACCTATATTCATTTCTTATCTCCGCCTTGGGGTGGGCGCGGAGATAATTGATTAGAGTATGGGGATTATTTCCCCAAGCAATATTGCCCAACCTCATAATAGTGTAAGTCGGGAAATTCTCTTTGACTAAAGTCTCCATGTAGCGTTTGTGGCGAGTATAAAGAGTATTATCATAAAAAATACTCAAGCTACTGAAGTAAACGATATGCTCGTCCCTCGGTTGAGACATTAACAAATCCTCTTCGCGGGCATAAGCGTGGCGATGAATTTCCTGAGAGTTCGATACACCCGAAGCGAAAAATAGTAGATTCTTTCTTTGGGGCAGTACTTTTGCAATATCACCATGACCTATGACCACGTTGGTTCTCCTAACTTCGACCAATCCTTTTCCTGGTCGATTCTAATTTGCTCCTGCCAGTTGTCGGGCCACCCTGGTACCGGCCAGAATTTATCCATCAACCATTGGAAGCTGTGTATCCGCGCGGGGCTGTCCCATTTATCGTTGACCCAATAATCTATGGCGAATAAACGACCTTTCTCCATGTCGGCCATGTGTCTAGCATATTGGGCCCGAGAGAAACCATAGCCCTTGCCTTTTTTACCTTTATGATAATGAGCGTACCAGGTCTTTTTATTAACCACCAGGCGTCCACCCGACAGCCAGACCTTCATGCCGATTTCCTGGGACTCGTGAGTAAAAGTGCCGTATTTTGAGGTCTCTAGGGGAAAAAGTAGTTTATCCCAATAGGCCTTGGTGGTGAACCAACATGACCCCTGCCAGCTCATAGTATCGTCTATCAAAATATGCTTGCGGTCATAGTGGCGCCAGCGCCATTCTCCGCCATGCAGCCCACAAGTACGGTCATAGGGGCGTTGGTAGGGGTAGTCTATCTGCATATAATCAATGGGCGGGCGACCATCTTCTAGCAGGGTCCAGCTGTCGGGCTCTAATCGAAATCGGCGGGGTATTACCACCCAGTTGTCTTGGCAATCGGCGGCCAATTTCAGGTCATATCCTTGGTCGACCATGCAGTGTTCATCAATCTTCATAATGTACTTACCCCGGGCAATACTTACCCCGGCATTTATGGCTTCGCGCATACCCAGGTTATCGTGAATCGTCCCTTGATGGATGATAACAACCCTAGGGTCCTCCTTCAGGGGCGGATTAGGCCAATAACCATCAAGCACTACAATGACCTCAATCTCGCCGTCAGCTTTTTCTAATAAATCGTCAACCGTTTTTTGTAGGTATTGGTCGACTCTACTGGCGATAATAACACTCAAGCCCAGCGCAACCACTTACGGAACTCCTCGGCATCAAATACCAGATTTATTTCATCGTGTTTACTATTGCTCTCTAGATGGAGCAAGAACTTATTCTCACCAGGGATGTTCCAGTCCATCGTGACCGACTCGCCCTGGTTATAGTCCCGTAGCCGAGCATAACCTTGGTCGCGGACACTCATTAGGGCGAAACCTTTAGTGCGTTTAGTACGACGGTCAGCTTCCAAAATTTCCTTTTTTTCCTGTTGGCTTTTGGGAGCTTTACGCATATTAAATTAATTTTAACACAAAAAGGTTCCAGAATTACAACAAAGTTTCAGCCGGTTATAAACCGACACCAAGCATAGTCCGCCACTGAGGCGTCTGCCCGGCGGCGCTAGGGGAAGCCGAGGATGATGGGGACAGACTAGCGCTGAGGCTACTTGATGGGCTTAAACTACTACTAGGTGAAATTGATGGGGAGATACTACTTGATGGGCTAACACTTGCCGAGGGCGAGATGCTAGGGCTGGTCGAGGCGCTGGGACTTGTGGATGCTGAGACCGAAGCCGAAGGGGACAGGGATGGACTAGTGGAACTTGACGGAGATAAGCTTGCCGAAGGGGAGATACTAGCAGAGATGGAAGCTGACGGTGACAAGGAAGCTGAGGGTGAAATTGAGGGCGATGAAGATGCCGATGGCGAGACAGAAGCCGAGGGCGAGATGGAGCTACCTTCTGACGGCGAAGCACTTGCACTAGGGGAAACGCTAACACTAGTTGAGGCGCTAGGCGATACAGATGCGGAGGGGCTGATTGATGGAGATTCTGAACTACTCGGTGAAACTGAAGCGCTGGGAGAGATGCTCGGACTCTCGGATGACGAAGGGCTTAAAGAACTGCTAGGGGAGAGGGAAGGGCTGCTTGACGAACTCGGGCTGGTTGAGGCTGAAGGAGAGACGGACGAGGAGGGCGATATACTAGCTGAAATACTGCTACTGGGACTAACGCTGGCGCTAGGCGAGATTGATGGAGACCCGCTGGCGCTCGGACTGGTAGAAGCCGAGGGTGAAATACTTGGCGACTCGCTAGCACTTGGTGAAATCGAAGCTGAAGGAGAAATACTGGGTGAAACGCTGGCGCTGGGGCTTTCACTAGCAGATGGAGATACGCTGGCAGAGGGTGAGATGGATGGACTTACTGAGGCCGACGGACTCTCTGAGGCGGAAGGCGATATACTGGGGGACTCAGATGAGCTAGGGCTAACCGAGGGACTAGGAGCTACGACTAAAGCATAAATAGCATACATCCCATCAGCGTCTCCTACCGCACCCCCGCCGTAGGGGTCGTTTAGAGCGGTTTGAGATGCCAGTATATCTCTCCCCGCACCCCCAGAATCTGCACGGTCAACTCCACTGTTGCCACTGTGAGCGTCCATTTGTAAGCCGAGCCAATAAGCCGTACTGGCAGAAATTGCCCAGTCAACTGTTACACGTACCCATCCACCCGCAGTGTCTGAGTTGGTGTCATCAACAAAAAGCCTAACATCTGCTACGCCAGCAGTATCAGAATATAAAGCTACTTCAAAATTAGCACTATTAGTTCCAGCAGCACGATACCAACCTATCTCGGTTATACTTGTAGCCCCAGCAGGGCTGGTATCTTTTGTAACTACAGACGAGCCATCAAAAGTAGTGCTTGTTCCAGCAGGGTCTTCTGTAGGTGCAACGGTTACAAAGCCCGAGTTGGTTCCAAGAGTTAAAGCCACGCTGTACTACCTAGCTTATAAAATAGCTTAGGTGTCCCTTGGCTGCTCCCCCAGTAGTGACGATAGACAAGTTATTACCGCGAGGTAACACGAAAACGGGCGATTCTGGTCTACCAGCTACGACGACTCCACCCTTAGCATCCACGGGTACGTCACCGGTTAGGTTTGAAAGACCCGCAAACTGATAGGTCCCAGTAGCACTTAGAACCAAAAAATAGCTAACTACCGTCACCGCTTCGCTGGCACTGACCGTGACAAGCGTAGTCGTTCCTGCGGAATCTTGATTTACGGCAACACTTTGGATAGTCATATTTATTTTTACCCTTAACATTTATCATAATACAACTAAGTCCCTGAATAATAAAGGAACTTAGTTGCGAGCGGTCAGTCACCGTAAAGCGGTCAGTCACCGCAAAGCGGTCAGTCACCGCAGACGAGAGCTATTCTGCTTTTAAGAGCTCTTGGAGCTCATCATAGGTCAGGTTAGCGTGTTCCGGATTATGTATATCCAAATCCTTGGGCGGAATCGCGGGTGATTCGACAACCGGCAGGTTAGGCAAAATTACATTTTTCCGGTTACGAGGGTCGTTAGGGTCGCGGTCAAGGTGGTGAACCACCCCTTCGGCGACTTCAATATGTCTTTCTTTAGCCATAATGTCTCCTATACGTTAGCCCCGCCGGATACTTTAGCTACCTGTGCTGCTGCGGGGGCAATCGTGGTAGCCGCGCCAGTAGTGGTGACGGCTTTCTCGGCGTAGATTACTGCTTGTTCGAGTTTGGAATCATTCGGGTAATCAGCGACAACAACGTTGACGGCGCTTGCCCGAAGTTCCAGTTCTGCTCTACTTGCCATGGTGGCCTCCTTAATTTATTAGAATCTTCGATTTATTGGTGGGGCGGTTTGACCGCCGCCCCTAACGGTCAGCTCAGATTAGACGCTAGGCGTCATTAAGGAGCTGTAGTACGGGTCAGTTCGATAACCGAAGCTGCGCGTTCGACGCCTACTCCGTAGACGCATTGAACAGCGATTTTCCACGCTAACGAATCGACACTGTACTCGGCTTCGAATGTCGGCTTGAGCTGTTTAATCAGCACAATCGCACTCTTGTGGAAGAACAGATTGCGACCCGTTGTTGAGGTCGGAACATTACCCGAGTGGTAAATGTCCATCCCATATATCGAGCCGACTAGACCATCAGAACCGTCAACGGCTTTGCCTTTCATACCGGTTTGGTCGTAAGCAACGTATTTGTTGACACCAAGTAGGTCGGACTTGGTATTGTGGCCGATAACACCTCGGCGTTGGCCTTGTGGCGTATCTGCGTCATCGAAAGTACTAACGACGGATAGAATATCAGCGTCGTCAATGTTTGCGCCTCCAGTTACAGTCGAACCAGCGGAAGCATAGAGCGCGTGCAAATCGGTGTCGATTTGACGGGCTAGTGATTCAGCCATTCGTTCCTGGAAAGCACTTCTTAGATTGAAATTTGATTGGACTTTAGCGATATCCTCGATTTTGACCGCACTGTAGTAGTGCTTGTCAATAGAGTGCGCGATAGCCGTTCCATCGGGTGAATCGTAGGTTAGGTCCGTGCTGGCGCTTTTGGCGCGAGCGTTAACCCCTGCTACGAATGGTACACGGACTGTGTCTCCACCGCCTGCGGCAATACCGGAGCGGTCTAAGACTAGCTTTGCCATCTGAAGTTTAGCATCAAACGGCTGCTCGATTTCGCGCGTCCAGAGCTCTTTAACGTACTGAGCTGTCTGGGCAATCGCTAAGGTCACATTAGTATTCAGCGTTGGAGCTGCCATAATATGAATCCTTGTTTAAGTTTCTATTTTGTGAGCGGAACAACAATTTTCAAGGCGGCATTAAGTTCTTCGTTGGACATATCTTTAGGCGCCTTGGACAAATCTAGGCCCTTCGCCGAGCTGCCATCTGGTCGTAGACCAGTTTCGGCCGCCTGCTTGGCGATATTTCTAGTCGAGCGGACACTACGTTCCGCCATTAGAGCTTCTGCAAATTCCATTTGGGCTTCCACGAAATCGTAATAGCGAACATTGGGGTTCACCACCGATTCTGGGGCACCACGGTCAGGATTGCCAGGAGAGTAACCGACAGTGTTTAGATAGAGCATATTCATAGCGTTGGCCCTCACCGGGTCAAAATCTGAACTGTTCTTATCTAAAAAGCTGTACTTTTGTTCTACTCTTGGCGCATCAACCTCTAGACGGGTGTGGAATTGGATGTTCTTAGCCATCTCCAATCCAGCGTTCCGTTCTCTATCACCATACTGTTTTCGGTCTGCTTCGAGGGTCTTTACGACTTCCTCGTCAGCGTCCAACTCAGTACTGTAATCGATTTCGGGTTTTTGGGAAGGTTCATCGGCTTGTTTAGGCCGAGTCATATTCGTGATGAGTCGCTCGATTTTCAGGGGGTCCATCCCCCGTTCTTTAGCTTCTTTGACACGCTCCTGCTGGCGCGGCGTCAGCTCGGGTTCCTCGCTCTCTAGCTCTGGCTCCGGCGGTTCCGGCTCCTCGGCTTGTGGTTCTGCTGCGGGTTCCTCTACCGGAGGTTCAGCTTTTGGCTCTTCCTTCGGTTCTTCGGCGACAGGCGCCTCTGGTGTTACTTCTGCGGGAGCCTCAGGCTCCTCTTTCTTGGGCTTGTCGGCCATATTGTTTGTCCTTTTTTTACGCCCCTGATTCACGCAACGGGCGGCTTGCTTATTGGAACCTGTTTTGGTTCCTTATTTGTTTAACGTTCGTTCGTCGAACGGCGCGATACTTATAATATATAGCTAAAGTCTGACTTTCGTCAATACTGGTCGATTATTTTTAACACCAGTCAGCATCGTGTCAGTTGGTAGAAAATTAACCACATCACCTAATTGAGTTTCAGCGATTAACTTATTGCCTTCCTGACGCCAGCTCTTGACCTCGGCTTTTTCCATATTCTTAGCGATGTCCTCATCCTTAATGTGGACGTCGCGGGTCGGGAGCGGCACTCCCCACTCTTTAAACTGGTCGATTTCCTCGGGTGACATCTTTGACCGCTTCCTCGGCATTAGCGTAAAAGTTCAGAACAGCTTGGAACTCACCAATAACCAGATTAGCGACTACCCAGTTATGGTAGAGAACTTCAGGCGATTGGGTAGCTGCTGGGTCTCCGTTGGGCAGATGCCCTTGGAAGAATTTAATCCTACCCTCTAGATATTCTTTGAGCTGTCGGAATTCCTTAGTCTTGGAATAACGAGCGGCATTTTTTTCTTCGGCTAATTGCGTTTCATCAATTTTTGTTTGTGGTATGTCAGTACCGAATGTTTCGCCGATGATGGCGTTGGCTGGTTCGGCCATTTTTCCTCCTTAATTTAACTTTCGGCTTGTTGGTAAATCCATTGGTAGCATGATACATCTTCACCTGGGCGGCTGTCCAGTGTCTTCCCGAAGGTGAGACGTAATCATCTGGCCCGACTCTTCGGAACGGCATTTTTGCCTTTCATATCAGAGTTCTTCATCATTGAGCCATCAGGCATACGGTGCATCCCCTCGACAGCGGTAGCTACTTTGGCTATGTGCGGGTCGTTAAAGCTTATACCGCCTTTGGAAATCATTGGTTCGATTGCAGGCGGAGAATTAACTCCCATCTTAGAGATACTGGAAGCAATTTCAGCTATATGCGGGTCCATGAAAGAGTGACCGGTTTCGGCAACAGTCGGCGACTGCTCGGGTTCTTGGGGGGGTTGTAAGTCATCAGCCGGTAACCCAGCTTGATTAAGCATCCCGGCTGCGGCTTTAAGGGCCCCGGCTTGGACGGCATCTTTAAAGGTGATTGTCTCCGATGGAGGGCGCGGCGGAGTTTGTGGCGGTGGTTGTGGCTTGGCGTCTGGGGTGATGGTGATAAATTTGGAAGCTCCCGAGATGTCGGAGACGTTCTCGTAAGCCTGCATTATCAGCCCCCACTCAACCTTGATGGTCGGGTCATCCTTCAGCACATTCTGATATTTCCCTAGTAGACCGATATAATTTTCTAAAGCCTGGCGTTGGGCGTCTTTGTTTATTTTCGCCATCGAATCAGTGGTGATAGAGAAACGATATTCTATATCCTTCAATTTAGCGGGGTCGATTTGCAACGTCCCAGCATTAGCTTCGGCGTTGGGGATGAATAGTTCCATCAAGTCTTCCTGTCCGGATTCGATAATCGCCTTAATGTCCTCGGCGAATAAGGTAATAGGAATCTTCTCAGTACCGATATTAGCAATCAGCGAGAAGAAGGCGTCGGTTAATTGCTCGAGAGCGGCTTCCAGGTGACGACGCTCGGCACCGTCGCGGGTGGCTTCCTTGTCAGCGTACAAAGAGATGGCTGCCGGAGTACGCCCTTGCGAAGGGTTAAGCGCGTCAGCCCCCGGAATTGAAGCATTCTGCGAACCATATAGTGCTAGTAAAGAACCAGTCAGGGCTTGCTTAGCGGCTTGGTAGGTGTTTAACCCCGCCGGAGAACTTTCCAACCTACGAATTGAATTAGGAATAGTTTCCAGCATTACCTGACCTTCACGGTAATCTAGGGTATGTTTTACAACACCATTAGCATTAGCCACAATCGGTGGTATCAGGTTTATCTTTATGCCCTTGAAGTAGAAGTTATCGAGAGCATCACGGGCGAACTGTAAAGATTGAGCCCGCTGAAAATCTCCTAGACCATAGAATGAATCAAACAACGGTTGAGAGTACTTTATAATAAACGGGATTTTGCCATTTTTGTGCGGGTTCTTAATCCGCCGGACTTCTATGTGAGAATGGTCTGGGGCGAAAGTGCACCATTTACCATCCTCTCCTGATTCGTAGCGAGTAGCTAGACAAACGCCCCTTTTGGTTGGTCGAGCAATCCGGGTTTTTTCAGTTTGGGTATCTTGGTCGGAATCAGACGAAGTTTCCTGGTCGGCCTTTTCGATTAACAATCGAAGAGCGTCGCGGTCCCAGCCGTCAGCATCACTTTCATTGTCGAGTTTATCTTGGAGGAATTTTTTACTGACCCAGGTCAAAGCCGTGACGTATTCCATATCCGCCAAAGACACTCGACCCTGCTGCGGCACAAGATGGCGCGGGTTCCACAGCCAGCAGTCAGGCCCGACGTATCCTGTCTCGGAAACGTTCCAATCGTAAAACATCGGCATATAACCGTAAACCGAAGAATAAAGTTGCCACATATTGAGCTTTTCCAAAAATGGATGCTGAGCATTAGCGTTGGGGTAAACCCACTTCTGACGAAGGATATCCATAAAGGAGGCTTTACCGACATCGGCTTTCCCGGCAGGCGTAGTTTGGCCGTCGGGTAGTTTGGCGATTACCCGGTCAGCCCGTTCTTTGGCTAGGGTAGTATTATAAGAGTCGGTGATTTTAGCTCCATCGATGCTACGCGAAACCGAGTCGTAGACCTGGGACAGAAGCATCGCCTCATAAGCGTCAAAAGTCTGGATATAATAGCGGTGAACGTCCCAGTCGTCCTGATAGTCCTTTTTATACTCGAACTCGTAAGGATTTTCTTTTGAGGAAGTTTTTTCTGAACCGTAGTCAGCCATTGTTTATTTTCCTGTTTAAGCGAAGTATATCACATCAACCCATACTCATTAAGAGCTTTTATGGTGGTGTTTTCCGGCATTTTGTCCTCAGTCAGACGACCAAACTTCATTTGAATAGCTACATAGCGCAGAGCGTCAGGACCGTGGTCGTTGTCTTTCATCGGCAAATCAGTCGGGTTCCTGTCGGGCTTGTCTTCGGGGTACTTATAGGCCTCGACTTCCTGGATGAGGTTCTTACAGGCAGAGGAAAAGAAGATTGATGGCTTGGGTTCGCCGACTAGCTGGGTGCGAGGCTTAAGTTTTGCCCGAATCAGGTCAATACCGTCAATAATCGACCCCTGATGTTTGACTACCGGGGTAACCGGGAAGCCCTTGGAAGCCATCATTTCAATAGCATCCTTATTCTGCGAGTCGCCGACTATTAAAATCAACCGTTTGTCGCCTAATTTGGTCCAAATCCGGGGCATAACATCCTCCAGGGTCTCCTCTCGACCATAAACTTCGTCAAAAATCCACCAATTCTGCTCTTTATCTATTCCGATGAAAATTACGGCGGTGGTATGGAAGCCGAAATCTATCCCGGCGTAGATATCAAGCTCTTCAAGGTCAGGAAACTCGGCAGGCTTCTTGATGTGGATGTCTCTGTCAAAGTCTGGATAGACCGCACCCTGAATAGCCCGAAATTCTAGTTCCACTTCTTGTAAAAAAGTCGACAATTTGCCGGTTTTTTCAGCTTCTTTGCGTTCATCGATAATAAATTTCTCGGAAACATAGGGCGAATCGCGCCAAGTAGCTTCCTGGTAGAACCAGCGCGGATTTTCCTTGGCATATTCCACAAGGTCATAAAAATGATTGTATCCACGTGGGGTCCCCATGAATATTGCCCAGCCATCGGTTGTTGTGAAAAAGTGCTTGTAGACTGCTTCCCAGTTGTCGGGATTCTGGTCGGCATACTCATCAAAAATAATTCCATGGGCTTTGAAACCACGGTGTGAGTCGGCTTGGTCAGAACCCAAGAGCTGGATAACACTCCGTGGCTGAGAGTGGTCATGGTCAACCTGAATTGTCTGGCCGTCAGGGAGTTTTACCGGACCGTGGACATAATCAAGTTCGACTATCAAATCCAGTTCGTTTTTTTTGTTTATCAATTCCTCCGGGATTAGTGGGATATACTGTCGCCAGACAACTTCGTGGGCTTGTTTATAGGTCTGGAATACCACAAAATAGCGCCCCTGGCGAATAACAGCATTTAACCAAGCGTGCTGGGTAGCAAAATAAGTTTTCCCGGATTGACGCCCCATGAGTAGGACGCCACGTTTAAAACCACCAGTCAGAAAAGCTACATGGGCTATGGCCTGTTTTTTGGTTGGCTGGTAGCCCACAGACAACTCTACGGCTAGCCGTTCTTGAAGGTGCCGATTTTATCGAAAGGTATAGATTCTTTACTTTCGGAAGTGATTTCGTAGAGCTCAACCAGCTGATTATCAATGACTACCTGGCGTTTATTCTGATTTATCGGGGTCGGGGGCGGAAAGAAGGTTTCAATCAACCAGTCGCGCATCCTTATAAAGCGCATTTCGTTGAGAAAATTGAGTTCGTTTTTCTCATCTACCGGTAGACCCTGTTCGCGGGCAATCACCACCGCCGCTTCGGGGTCTTCGTGCATAATCAGCTGGCGAGCAACATACCTCCGATTGGTCTTCTCGTAAGTTTTGTCATCAAAGATGATTTTGATTAACTTCAGGGTGAATCGAGGTTCAGTCTGCCAAATCCCATCGACTGTTTGATAGCGAGTCGGCGAAATTGCCCAGTCAAGTTCCCAATTTTCTGAGAAAGCTAATCGCTTGAACTGTTCTTGTTCGGCCAGCCGTTCGCGCGGGTCCGGGTATAAGTCTGGGTCAAGGCGGTATTTTTCGCGCGTTCCGATAACCCCACGGTCAGTCACCTGAGGGCCAGAATGCAGAAGAGCGGCTTTTAATAACTCCTGATTATCCTTCAGTTCTTTAATTTGCTTGATTAGGTCGGACTCATCCTGGTCGGATGGGATTGAAGGTGCAGCTAGAATTTGTTTGGCGCGTCTAGCTTCACGCATCTGGACTCCCCAAGCCTTAGCTTCGGGACTTCCCCTTTTAGGTCGAGGCATTTTTATCTCCTGTTAAGTTATTTTTTAAGAGATGTTTATTTGTCTTTTTAATAACACGACGAGCTAGTGCTTGTCAATTTTTTCCAGCTCATAGCTCAGATTTTGCTAGCTCTCTTAGCGGCTCTTAAAACACCCTCACGTATGTCTCTTATAATCCCGTGCCCCTCGTATTCTTTTTCTAGCTCTTCCTTGAATCTTGCTAACCATTCGGAGCCGGTCAAAAGAAGTTCTGGCCTGTCATTATCAAAAGTAAGGTTGACTTCGTTTTTAACCTCTGCCTTATGCCACCCCTCATCATCAAAGGCTTGTTTGATTTGGGCTATTACGAGGTTCTCTGAATCTTTGGCAGTTTCACCTCGTTCCTTCAATTCCCTGTAACCCTTTTTAGTAATCAGGTAACGAATATGGGGTCTGATTATCTCTTTAAGTTTGTCGTCTATCATTTCTTCCCTTTAAAATAAGTTTTGTGCCCAATTAAAGGCTCTACCGCTTTACGGGCGTCTTTGGGGGTTTTGATGGGTTGAAATGCTCCATTAGTATAAGGGTTCAAATCCAGATTGATATTCAACGCATTATGGATAAATTCAGACTTCTTTTTAATCGTAGCCCACTTTGGGTAATCTTCGTCGCGTATATAAACATTAACTTGGGGCATACACTCAGTGTATCACTCAGCCATATATATGTCAATCTACCACCTATGCATGTCGCCGAGGTCACTCTCGCTCTCGGCGATATAACAGATGGAGATGTAACTCAGCAGCCCAGAGGTGGCAGGGGGGTAGGGTAAGCAGGTAAAAGGGGTTGTATGTTTTTATTTTCTCTAACTCAATCACTCACTCAGGTATCTATATCTTGAGCTAAGCTTGAGCCAGTAGTTAAGTCTATGTTGATAGTCACGCCGGTGGTCTGTACCTCTGTTCTCTGAGTCGCTTTACCTAAAGCTCGGTCTAGAACTGCCTCGCTAGCTTGTAGGGCTATTCCTTCTTTTTTGCTTTCTACTAACTGTACTACCTTATTCCTTGCCTTCGTTATATGTTTTTCTAAGTAGATTTGTGCCTCCGGTTTTTGGAGTAACCGGTAAGAGTTTACCGCTGCCGTTATGTCGCTAGCGTTTGGGTGAACCTCTTTATAGGCGGCTGTGGCGTTCTGCTTTTTCTGACCGGCGATGATATCTAGGGTTCGTTTGGAGTTTTCTTTTAACATGGATATATTTTATCACCTTTCAGTGATATTGAGTGATATTGTACGACACCCGTTTTTAAGCTTATAACGATATTCTATGCCTCTTTTACCATTGACCCTATGTCGCACAATGTCTTTCTGACCTCTGTTACGGAATACCTAAAACTACAACGCTTTACCATTGACACCTATACCATTAAGGTGATAAGATTAGAGTGTACCATTAACATAA